TAAACCTCGACCAAAACGAAATCCAATTTATTTTGAACGTGCTTGGCGATCTGCCGGCAAAGACTGGCGTGTGGCCTTTGATTGTGAAGATCAAGGAGCAGGCTGAGGCGCAGATAAAACCTGAAGAATCATAAACTATGGAAACAATCGAACTCCTAGGAAAATTATGGTACTTAGGAGCAGCGATTGTAGCAATAGCAGCCTATGCGGTCACTATTAAAGTTCGGGTAGACTATCTTGAAAAAGGTTATGATAAGCAAGTCACTGAACTTTGGAAACATGTCAATGAACTTAAAGGAAAACAATAATGGCTCTTCAAGCTGACGAACAAGTTAAGCAAATCGGAGATGCCATATCAATCCTCACTGTGGTGGGGACTTTGGCTGAATTGTTACCTGCAATAGCTGCAATCCTTACAATTGTGTGGACTGCCATTCGTATATGGGAGACTAACACTGTTCAATGTATGTTTAGACGTAACAAGGGGAATAAAGATGCCGATGGTAGCGAATAAGAAGTTTCCTTACACAGCTAAAGGTAAGAAAGAAGCTGAAGAGTATGCATCAAAGAAAGCAAAGAAGATGCATGAGAAAAAAGAATCTAAGGCAATGAAGGCTAAAGAGAAGAGAATGGGTTATTCATCGTGAAACAGAAACCTAATAAAGTACGTAAGGTTATGAAAGAGTACAAAGAAGGTACTCTTCATAGTGGCAAGGGTGGTCCAGTAGTTAAGTCTCGTAAGCAAGCAGTTGCAATTGCTTTATCTGAAGCTGGTATGTCTAAACCAAAGAAAAAGAAATGAAGCCAGGACTATACGCTAACATCCAAGCCAAGCGTAAACGTATCGCTGAAGGCTCTGGTGAGAAAATGAGAAAACCAGGCACTAAAGGTGCTCCTACAGCTAAAGACTTTAAGGAGGCAGCAAAAACTGCTAAGAAGAAATGAAGAAAGATTCTAGGCTAACAAGAGCAGGTGTGTCCGGTTATAATCGCCCTAAAAAAACACCAGGACATCCTACCAAATCACATGTTGTTGTAGCAAAGGACGGTGATCAAGTTAAGACGATTAGGTTTGGTCAACAAGGTGTTTCAGGTTCTCCAGAGGGTTCTGCTAGAAATAAATCATTCAAGGCTCGTCACGCTAAGAATATTGCTAAAGGTAAGATGTCTGCTGCGTACTGGGCTGATAAAGTAAAATGGTGATATATGACCTATCTAGACTTAGTTAACGCTGTTCTTAGGCGTGTTAGAGAAGCAGAAGTAGCTTCAGTAACAACTACTGATTACTCTAAGTTAATCGGTGATATGGTTAATGAAGCTAAAAGAGCTGTTGAAGATGCGTGGAACTGGTCTATATTAAGGACTACAAAGACAATCTATACATCTCCTACTAACTTGTCTAACTATGAAATAACAGACTCTAATTTTAGAACTAGAGTACTCCACATTTATTTACCTAGTGAGAAGAGAGATCTTCAGCAAGTTAGTCAAGATGTTATGCATAGGAATATTGATCTGTTAGGTACACAGACAGGATCTCCTATGCAGTTTTCTTATGGTCCTATAACGTCAGCTGGTAAACTAACAATTGACATCTTCCCTATACCAGCTCAGGTATATACCATCAAAGCAGAATGTGTGATACCGGAAGCAGAGTTAGTAGCTGACCTTGATAACACTGTATTGCCTTCAGAGTTAATTATTCAAGGTGCTTACTTAAGGGCTATCAATGAACGTGGTGAAGATGGTGGTAGGCTTAGTGACCAACAGTTACTTATTTATGAGCGAACACTAGCGTCTTACATTTCTATTGAGACTTCTAGGTACGAAGATGAAATTACTTGGGAGCCAGTATAATGGCTTCTAGACTTGAACCCATAGCAATTACAGCCCCGGGCTATGCTGGTTTAAACACACAGGACAGTGCTTTGTCTTTAAGTAAAGATTTCGCTCTGATTGCAGAGAATGCTGTCATTGATAAGAATGGAAGAATAGCTGCTAGACGTGGTTGGGCTAAAGTCAATACATCTTCTGGATTCAATAGTGAAGAACCATCATTGATTCATGAGATTGTTAAGTCTGATGGATCTACAGTTATTTGTTCGATTGGTGATAAGAAGATATTCACCGGTACAACAACATTGACTCAAGTCTATGCTGATGCTACCTGGACAGCACAAAACTGGAAAGCAGTTAACTTTAATAGTCATACGTATTTCTTTCAACGTGGTCATGATCCACTTATGTACGATCATGCCGCTAACGTATGGCAGAAGGTGTCAGCACATGCTTCTTATTCAGGGACTGTTCCGTTAGGTAATGAAGTATTAGCAGCTTATGGTCGTTTATGGGTTGCGGACACCACAACAGATAAGAAGACTGTGACATGGTCAGATTCATTGATTGGTTATAAGTGGAATGGTGGTACTCATGGTTCACTAAGTATTGAATCTGTTTTGACTAATGGATCTGATAGTATAGTAGCTTTAGCAGGTTTTAATGGATACTTAGTTATCTTCTGTAAGAAAAGTATTATTATTTACTCAGGAGCTGCTACAGATCCTTCAGCTAACTTAAGTTTAGTAGAGGTTATCGATGGAGTTGGGTGTATCTCTCGTGATTCTATCCAAGATATTGGTTCAGATGTATTCTTCCTTTCCGACACAGGTGTTAGAAGTCTGGGAAGAATCATACAAGAAAAGTCAGCACCTTTGTTCGATGTATCGAAGAATGTTCGGGATGACTTAATTGCTGATGTTGCTTTTAATAACAACAATGAAAACATCAAATCAGTGTTTTATGAGAAAGATGGTTTTTATTTACTAAGTTTACCGACAAGAAACATTACCTATTGTTTTGATCTAAAGCAAAGATTCCCAGATAATTCTTGTAAGATAACAACATGGACACTATCACCTAAAGCTTTCTTAGCTACGTTAGATAGGAAACTATACTTTTCCAGGACAGGATACATTGCTAACTACACAGGTGCTAATGATAACGGATCTATCTATAGATTCTCATACTACACAGCATACATTGATGGTGGTAACGCATCCATACTGAAGATACTAAAGAAAGCTAAGCTACTTCTTATTGGTGGTGAAAACACACAAGTGTTTATGAAGTGGGCATCAGACTATTCTACATCGTATAGAACTATACTAGTTTCTCAACCAGCAGGTATTTTGTCCGAGTACAATGTATCTGAGTACAATGTTGCTGAATACAACATGGGTATCTTTGTTGGTAGTTCGAACACACAAGTTGGTGGTTCTGGTAGAGTATTCCAGTTTGGAATCGAAGCAAACATTGATGGTGATGCGTTAGCAGTACAACAGATAGACTTATTTGTCAAACTAGGTAGGACAATCTAATTATGGCTAACTATACAAAGACTACAAACTTTGCATCTAAGGACTCACTACCATCAGGTAATGCAGGTAAGATTATTAAAGGTACTGAGATTAACACAGAGTATGATAACATTGCAACCGCAGTAGCTACAAAAGCAGATATTGCCTCACCAACCTTCACAGGTACTGCTACAGTAGCAACGCTTAGTGTTACAACGTCAATTACAGGCTCTGGTTCAATTGATGGCGGTACTTACTAATCATGGACTTAAGCGTATTTGGTAGTCCTACAGATTTCCAGTGGGGATTAGCTAATGATCCTAATTTTCTAAACACAGCTGCTCTATACGGAATCAGTTATCAAGACATCTTAAACTACATAACACCGCAAGTACAGCAACCAACAACATTATTAACTAATCAGCCAGATACATCAGCACAAGAAGCAGAGGCTGCAAGGATTGCTGCTGAAAGAGCAGCAGAGGCTGCTTACTACGAAGAAGAACGTAGAAGACTTGAAGCAGAAGAAGCAGCTAGACGTGCTCAAGAAGCTGCGTTGATTGAAGCAGAAAGACTAGCAGAGATAAGAAGATTAGAAGAGGCTCAAGCAATATACTACCCACCAGTAGTAGAGCCTACACCAGAACCTGTTTATAATCCTGTTTACTATTATGCTTCAGATGGTGCTGCTTTTCTTGACCAAACACAAAGAAATAGTTACGAAAGTAATTTACAAGCTATTTACGTTGCACAGCAGCAGGCAGCTATAGCGGCACAAGAGGCTGCAGCAAGAGCAGCAGCAGAGGAACAAGCAAGAATTGCTGCAGAGAGAGCAGCCGCAGAAAGAGCAGCGCAGGAAGCTGCGGCAAGAGCTGCACAAGAGGCTGCAGCAAGGGCTGCACAGGAAGCTGCTGAAAGAGCAGCGCAGGAGGCTGCAACAAGGGCAGCGCAGGAGGCTGCGGCGAAAGCTGCTGCAGATGAGGCTGCAAGACAGGAAGCATTACGTGTTGCTGAGGAACAAGCTAAAGCAGCTGCAGCAGAGGCTGAGAGGATTGCTAAAGAACAGCAAGAAGCTAAGACAGCAGCAGAGGCTGCAGCATTAGCTGAACAACAACGTATTGCACAAGAGGCTGCAGCGAAAGCTGCTGCAGAATTAGCTGCACAACAAAAGGCTGCAGAAGAAGCAGCCGCAAAAGTCGCTGCAGAAGAAGCAGCTAAATTAGCTGCAGAGAAAGCAGCTGCCGAGAAAGCTGCTGCAGAACAAGCCGCTTTACAAAATACAGAGGTAAGCACTCAAACAGGAAACCAGACTATGGCAAGCAGATTCACTCCTGAAGAGGAAGCCGCTATTGTTGACTATGTTGTTTCTAACATTAACAACCCAACAGCAATACAACAAGCAGCAGCACAATACGGCGTAACAGCACAAGATTTAGCTAATGTCTTAGGGAAACCGCTAGAGACAGTACAAAAGTACTTCTTAGATGCTGGTGTTCCACAAGGCACTCTACTTACTGGTGATGTACAAAGAACCTTCGGCACTGAAGGTAATATCACACAGTTAGATAAAGGCGAAGATTTTGTTGTTGAAAAAGCTATTGGTATGCAAGGCGATAAGATTCTTGTACAAGCTTACGATGCTTATGGCCTACCAACAAGTACTCGTCTAGCTGATCCTAATACCTCTGAAGGTAAAGGATGGCTACTAGCACTAGCCATCGTTGGCGGTGCTATTGGACTAAGTAACTTAGCCACTACAGGTAGTTTACTTGGTGGTACAACAGCCGGTACTGGTACTGCAGTAGGTGGTGCAGGCACTGCTGGTTTATTAGGTGGTGAATCTGCTTTAGCTGTTGCTGGTGTCGAAGGTGCAGCATCACAAGCCGCTACATCAGCATTTGCTAACACATTAGCAGCTACTGGTAATGCTTCTTTAGCTGCTATTGCCGCTGATGTTGCTTCTGGTAATGTAGCTGCTGGTTTATCAGTTGCTGATGCCGTTGCTGCTGGTGTTAGCGCAGCAACCACAGGTGCTGCTACTGGTGTTGTAACTGCTACGGGAGAAGTTATTGGAGGTGGTGGTTCAATCACAGCAGGTGTCCCAACTTCATTACTTACTCCTTCTGCAGTAACCCCAACGACAACAACGACAACAACGCCAACGACAACAACGCCAACGACGACAACACCAACAACGACCCCAACAACGACAACGCCTACGACAACAACGCCGACGACAACAACGCCGACGACAACGACACCTACTACGACACCGACGACAACGACACCTACTACGACACCAACATCTTTTAACCCTACATCTTTACTACCTAATATAGCTAATACTCTCCTACAAGGACTAACTAACGCTAGTGCAGCAAGCACATTAGCTGGTCTTGTTAGCTCCGGTGCTAACTTAGCAATGGTTAATGATGCTGCACAGAAACTACGTGATCAAGGTAAGCTAAGTCAAACCGAATACAATACTATTGCTACAAACTTAGCTAGTTTATACCTTGATGTTGGTTTTGAAGCTAAAACAGGTTTACAAGATGTAGCATCTAAAGCATCTGGTATGATTGGTAAATTTACACCCTATGGTGTAAGTAATCAGTTGTTTGGTACTAAAGTTAGTCCCACAGGTCAATTAGAAACAACAATGACCCAAACAGGGGCAGAATTATATGCTCCTTTTGCTCGTGTTGCTGGGCAATCTGCTTTAGCAGCAGAGAATATGAATATTGAGACTTTAGCATCTGACTACTATAAGAAACTTGCTGCATTGTCCGCACCTGAAACAGAGCGTCAGAGACTTGCTCTTGAAGAACGTATGCGTCAACAAGGTAGGCTAGGTATCTTATCTAGTAACATTGATCCTATAACAGGTAAAGCAAGAGTATCTACAGCTCCAGAGCTATTAGCACAAGAACAAGCTATTGCTAGACAACAGCTAGAAAGAGAACTACAATCTAGGCAAGCTGCTTTAGGTGAGCGTGGTGCTTTGATAACTCAAGGTACTACCGCATACTCACCAATAAGTAACTTACTTGGTTTACAGTCTCAACAACAACAGTTGTCTGGTCAGTTAGGACAGGCAGCTACTCAAGCTGATGTAGCAAGAGCTAGTGCATATATGCAACCAGCCACAGCAGCTATCACAGCACCTTTAAGTTTATACGGACAAGGTCTACAGCAAGTTGGCCAGACACAACGTCTAGGTACAGCATCGAATTTAGCTTCTCAGCAAGCTGCATTGGATGCTTTAGCAGTTGGTAGAAGTAATACTGCTAATCAACTTCTCGGACAAGGTGGTAGTAATTTGACTAGTTTGTTTAATACAGCATCTAGTTTGTTTAATCAGCCTTCTAATTATGTGCCTGGAACAAACATTACCTATGCTGATGCTCTTAATCAAGGGATATTACCTCTCTAAGGAAACAACATGGCACAACAACAAATGAGTTTGTTCGGAGGACCATCACCAGCTGATTTATTACGTCAGCAGCAGATGGAAGACCAAGCATTGGCTATGAGACAAGCACAGCTTGGTCCAGGGCAGGGATTGATGTATCAAGCAGCTAGTGCAGGACAACGTGCTGGTAGGTCTTTAGCTGGTTTGTTCGGTATTGAAGATCCTGCAATGGTAGAATCTAAGAAGATGGAGCAAATCAAACAACTAGTTAAACAAAACTGGGATGGTGAAGATCCACTAGAAGCTTTTAAGTTAACTGCTAAGTATGCAGCGGATGCTGGTCTTATGAATCAAGCTATGTCAGCAGCTATGCAAGTAAAGGCTATGGAAGCTGATAGGTCAAAGACTGAACTTGGTAAACGTAAGACAGAGGCTGATATAGGTTTAGTTGGTGCTCAAACAGAATCTGTAAAGAAAACCTCAGAAAGAGCAACAGCACAAGAGGCAAGAGCTGCTGAAGAGTTTGATTATAGTAAGTCACAAAGAGCTTTGGATGAAGCTATAAAAGAAGTTAACTTAACAGCCGCTCGGAAATCTAACGAGGCTAAACAGGTTCAGTACGATGCTGCTAAATTAGCACTTGATAAAGCTAAAGTAGAGTTTGAAGCAATGCCTTCCGGTTTCTATAAGAGACAGTATGAACTTAAGTTAAAGAAGTTAGAAGCTGACATCGACGCTGCTAAAGCCTTGGCTGCCCAACGTGGTCGTGAAAAAGTATCTGAGCGTAAACGTAGTGCTGAGATACCTATACGTGATGATATTGGTACAGTTATTGGTAAGAAGATTTTGTATAGTGATGGTACAATAGAAACTGTCTACGGTAACACTCCTCCATCAACAGAAGATACAGCATCTCAAACAGCTAAAAGTTTAGTTCCAGGCTCTAACATAACGATGGAACAACTTATTGCAGAACGTAACCGTAGGAAACAACAACCTGGAGCTAAATAATGGCTATCGGACCAGAAGCACTAAAGCTTCTTTCTGATGCTGACCTAGATGCTCTCATAGCTGGTGATGTCCGCAAAGTATCAGATCAAGCACTGAACTTCCTCACTGGTAACATAGGTGCTGGTGAGGCTTTCTTAAGTAACGTAGAACGTGGTGTTACTGCTTCGATGCGTGGAGCAGGACAACTTATCAGACAAGCTGCTCCATCAGCCTTTGAACAAACTGTAGCACCTTCATCTCCTGAAGAAGTACAGCTACCACAATTTACAGAAACTCCTGATGTAGAACGTGAACGTAGGGCAAGGATGGCTAGAGAGGTACGTCCTGTAGCTGGCTATGGCGGTCTCATCACTGGTGCTGTGGCTGATCCATTAAACCTTATTCCAGTAACTAGAGCAACTAACGTAGTTAGGGGTGTTACTGGTGGTGCTACAGCAGGTGCGTTAGCTGGTACTTTAGAACCTACCTTCCAAGAGTTTGGTGATTCAAGAGCACAGAACATTGCTGTTGGTACTGCCTTTGGGGGTGTTATTGGTGGTTTAATTGGTAAGTTCTTTGGTAAAGAGTTAGACAATATTTCTAAGGGTTTAAAGACCACTGATGAAACTGTTCCTACACCAACAACTGCTGTAGAACAACAAACAACACCAGCGACCTTTGAATCTCCTGAAGTACAACGAATCATTGAAGAACTAGGATCTACTGGTGCTGTTCCTAGACAGGCTGCATTACTCACAGAGCAACCACCTCGTAGAGGTCTTGCTGAGATTATGCAAAGAGAACAGGCTAGGATGGCTCCTGAAGAAGCTGTACAGCAAGAAGCTGCTCTACTACGTCCTATAGCTGAAGAAGCTCCTACAGGCCCTACAGGGCTTGCTAGGGTTATGCAGATGGAGCAACAAAGGCTTGCTGAAGATCAACCTAATGTAGGTGCTTTACTTACTAAGAGGTCTGATGATTATTTTACACAGACTGCTAGAGTAGCTGATGAAGGTATATCTACACCGAAGGTACAGCAGTTAGCAAAAGATACTGGACAAGATATCCGCACCGTGTTAAAAGATGTTAAGGCTAGTGACGATGTATTAAAAGCTTTAGATGAAGCTAATCTTACTCAGCTACCTAAGACATTTGATGAGGCGATAGATGTACTAGAGAATACGCCTTCACTAAGGAGAATACTAGATGCGTGTCTGTAATGCAGAGGCTGTTATCAGGGCTGTTGTACCACGCTATAAGTGGCAAGACTTGTCCGATGCACAGCGAGAGAAGATATTTAGGCTTGGTCCTGAAGCGTCTAAACATATCATGGAACGTGGAGATACCCTAGATGGTTTAACCATGAGGGATGTTTATGACAGTATTGGTGAACAGTTCCAACAAAGGATGACCGCAGCATCACGGAATGTTGTACCGGACAAAAAAGTTATTGATAGTGTTGATAAGTTCTTATCGAACAAAGATGTAGGGTTTGCTGGTGATTGGGTTAAGACAGCGTGGTCTAAAGGCAAAGCATTTAACGCAGAAGAACTCGAGGTAGCTGCTAGAGGTTTCTCTCATGCAGTGAATACTGCTAATGATTCTGCCTTACTGAAGTTAGTAGAAAAAGGTGATGAGGCTGCATTAGCTACCTTGGTTCAAGCTCAGAACGATATCGTAGCTCTTCGTGCTGCACTGGAAGGAGCAGGCTCTGAAGTTGGTAGGGCACTTCGCTATATACAGAATATACAGAAAGCACAGCAAGAGAATAAACTTATCAACAGTGTCTTTGGAGTTGGTCCATGCTAAAGGTCAGTGAGAATTGTAAGAAGTTCCTTCAAGACTTTGCTAGGATGCAGCTAGACGCTAAAGCATCAGGGTTAACTAGTGAGGCTAATAAACTGTCTTCGGATGTAGTAAAGCTTGTGTCTTCTAATCCTACATTGGCTAAGAAGATGCAAGAGTATTACGTTAATAGTCTAATATCTGGTTTAGGTACACCAGTTGTTAACGTCTACTCAGCTTTCTTTAAAGGTGCTATTGCTCCCTGGGAACGGATGATTGAATCTGTTGTTGAACGTGGTGCTGAAGGAAAGACTATCCGTGAAGGTTTGTCAATGTTTCCTGCTTTAGTGACATCATTTGCTGAAGCATGGAGATTTGCTGGTAGAGGGTTCCTTAACGGTGCTCCATTAGATTTAACTTATGCTGTAGGATCTAAAGATGTAAATAAGTTCTTAGAGAACTTTAGAACTAAAGCAATTGGCACAGGTAAAATTACCACCAATGCTGATGGTACGGTAACTTATGTTGAACCATCTAAACCTGCTGAAGCACTTGGTGAACTTGTTCGCTTACCTACTAGAGTATCTGTAGCGGTAGATGAGTTTTCTAAGGCATTCTTCCGTAGGATGGAAATTAATGCTCTGAAGTACCGCTATGCTTACGGCATGAGTGATGATCAATTCCGTAAACTTAATATGAGAGATAATCTTGATGCAACTCCTGAAGAGATTGCTAGTGCCAGACAAGCATTAGTATCTAAGTTACAAGCTATAGACTTCCAGGATGAAAACTGGATGACTAAAATGCGTATGGCTGGTCTTGAAAGAGAAGCGGCATCTATTACTCAGTTTGCTAAAGAGAATACATTTCAAGCAGATCTAGGTAAAGTAGGTAATACATTAACAAAGCTAAGAAACGACTATCCTTTATTATCTTTTGTCATACCGTTTATTAAGACACCGATTAACATTACTAAAGATTTCTTTAGGTATACACCAGGAAGTGCTTTAGCTTATGCAGGCACAGATAAGTTTTCTAATGTAACAGCAAAGAATTTAATGGGGCTTGCTACCATAACAAGCATCATTGGTTTAGCTGAATCTGATTTAGTTACTGGTCATCATAGTGATAAGGAAAGAGCTACCAAAGAAGCTGCTGGTATACCTGAGATGTCTGTTAAAATAGGAGATACATGGTATGATTATTCAAGAATTGAACCAGTATCATCTACATTAGGATTCACACTAGATG